AGTTTAACACAAAGTACAGAAAAGAAACCTGAATGGCTTCCTGAAAAGTTTGCTTCAGCAGAAGAACTTGCAAAAGCATATACACAATTAGAAAAGAAATTTAGTTCTACAAATAAAGAACCAGTAAAAGATACAAAGAAACCAACAGCAGATAATAATGTTGCTGAAGTTTCTGGTTTAGAAGTTGATAGATACAGTGATGAGTATGCACAAAATGGTGAGCTTTCAGAAAAATCTTATGTTGAACTAGAACAGAAAGGTATTACACGAGATTTAGTAAATGCCTATATTGATGGTCAAATTGCATTATCAGATAATTATGTAAAAGAAGTTCACTCATTAGTTGGTTCTTCTGAAAAATATGACCAACTTACAAAATGGGCAGTAAATAATTTATCGCCTGAAGATGTAGATAGTTTTAATGATATTGTATCTAACGGAACATTATCTCAGGCCAAACTCGCTGTTAAAGGCCTGATGGCAGAAGCAGGAATGACTTCTTCTCCAACAACTCAAACTTTATTTTCAGGAGACAGTGATAATATTACAGGTGAAGTGTTTACTTCTATAGCTCAAGTTACAAAAGCTATGAATGACCCACGATACCAAAAAGATACTGCTTATAGAAAAGAAGTAGAAGCAAAATTATCTAGAAGCACTGTAATTTAATTGAGAAATTATCGTAAAGAATATCAAAATTATCAAGGTAAACCTGAGCAATTAAAGAATAGAGCATCAAGAAATTTAGCAAGAAGATTGATGGGAAAGAAACTAGGTGCAAAAGCTATTCAAGGTAAAGACATAGACCATAAGGATAGCAACCCAAAAAATAATTCATTGTCTAATCTTCGAGTAAGTTCAAAAAAATATAACAGGTCAAAAAAATAATATGTGGGGATTTTTAATAGGACTAATAAAAAATCCACTTACTTCACTGATTGTTGAAAAAACTTTTAAAGAAATTCAACATAACATTGAACTGCGTAAAGCAGAAAGAGTGGTTGAGATTGAAGCTATGAAACAAGTTTCAATAGCACAAGTGGAAGAAAGCAGTAAGTCCCTCAAAGATGAGTGGCTAACTTTGTTTATATCAGGAATAATAGTTTGTACTTTTATACCTGCTTTGCAACCTTATATGATTAAGGGCTTTGAAATCTTAAAATCAGCACCATCAGAAATCTTGTGGGCTATCTTAATAGTTTTTATGGGAAGTTTTGGTGTGAACATTTTAGACAAATATAAAAAATAAAGATTGTACTATGTAGTTGCAATTCTACTTATATTAAGTGATGGCATAGAAGAATTTTATCCAGTTTATAATCCAAATATATTTTTTCTTGAAAAAGAAAAATGCGAAAAATATTTAGAGGAAAATAATTCTTTCCTAAGACGAAGTATTGAAAATTATCTTCAATATGTTCCTGAAATTAAATTAAGAGAAGTTGTAACTATTAAGTGTATGACTAATGGAAAAAAAATATGACAAAAAATAGCTTAGTTGCAAATATAAATAGAAGACGAAGATTAGGAATTTCTAGACCTAAGAGTAAATCTACAATCAGTCCAAAAGCATATAAGGATATGAAGAAAGGTTGGAAATAAATCACCATCTCTCATTTAGAGAGGTGAAACTAATTAAAATTCTAAAAAGACTGCCTGATACGTCAGATAACTTTCTCAATTAAGAAAAGTAAATTAGCTGAAACAACAAACCAAAAAAAGGAGACAATAAAATGTCAAACGCAAATCCAGCTCGTCTCGGACAGATAAATTCCGCAGGTGACGCTAATGCCCTTTTCTTAAAAATATTTTCTGGTGAAGTATTATCAGCTTTCGAAAGAGAAAACGTAATGCTGAACTACACAACAACCAGAACTATTGCTAATGGAAAGTCGGCACAGTTCCCAGTAACAGGAACAATAACAGCGAGTTACCATACAGCAGGTAATGAAATCTTGGGAGACCCAATGAATAAAAACGAAAAGATTATTAACATAGACGATATGTTAGTTTCTTCAGCTTTTATTGCAGAAATTGATGAACTCAAGAACCATTATGACGTAAGGTCAATCTTCTCAACGCAAATGGGTCAAGCCCTAGCAAAGAGAATTGATAAACACTTACTTAACTTATGTGTACTTGCAGGTAGAACAGCAGTTGCTAACGTAACAGGCGGTTCTATTGGAACAAAAGTTGTTAATGCAAACGCAATCACAACTGCTACATCTTTTATAGATGCAGTATTTGAAGGTGTGCAAAAAATGGACGAAAAAGACGTACCAAGCTCAGATAGAGTTTGTATCGTTCCACCTGCATTATATTACAAACTATGTAATGTTGATAAATTAGTATCAAGAGATTTCTCAGATGCTAATGGAGACTTCGGTAAAGGAAGTGTAGTAGCAATAGGTGGAGTACCTGTTGTGAAATCGAATACCGCAGTGGACAGTTTTACAGACCAGTCCGCAGTAGCAACATCAGGACAAAACAACACCTACATTGGCAACTTTGCTAACGTAGCAGGAATAATTATTCAGAAGTCAGCAATCGGAACAGTAAAATTAAAAGATATGGTTCTAGAAAGCACTTATGACCCAAGAAGACTTGGAACACTTATGACAGCTAGAATGGCTTGTGGAAGTGGAATACTTAGACCTGAAAGTGCAGTTGTTATTCAAACATCAGCTTAATTCATTTTAAGTATCTTGTGGGGGGATTAACTTCTCCCCACAACTCAAATTTTATTTATGACAATTCAAACTAGAACAACTGAACTTGAAGCAGTTAATACTATGCTTTCAACTATTGGAGAAGCTCCACTGTCTTCTTTGAGTGGTGTTTTACCTGTTGATGGTACAATCGCTAAAAATGTTCTAGATGAAATTTGTAGAGAAGTGCAATCACAAGGTTGGCATTACAACACACATTACAAAGCAACTTTATCTAGAGATAACACAAATAAAATTCCTGTAGCAAATAATGTTTTACGAGTTGAACTAGACCCATATAAATATTCAAAAGCATCATACGATATAGTTCAAAGAAATAATTATCTTTATAACCTTGCAAAAAATACTGACACCTTCGATAGAGATTTCGAAGATGTAACTATTGTTTATCTTTTAAATTTCCCAGACATTACAGAACAATGCAAAAGATATATTACAATTAGAAGTGCAAGAGTTTTTCACGATAGAACTTTAGGAGCTACAACTTTACATAAATTTTCTAAGGAAGATGAACTAAGAGCATTGGCAGTTGCAAAACAAGCAGAAGCTAGTGTGGGTGATTATACAATTTTTGATGACCCATTATTTGCTTATACAGTATCAAGAGTAAATACAGTTTAAATGTCGCTTGTTTCCAAGACAATTCCTAACTTGGTTCAAGGTGTTAGTCAGCAACCAGAAGTGCTTAGACTTTCATCACAATTTAGTTCTCAGATAAATGGATTTTCGAGTGTAGTAGAAGGTTTAAAAAAAAGACCCAATACTACTCATATTAAAAAGATTTTAACTTCTGCTCTTACTCAACCTTATATTCACACCATAAATAGAGACACTGCTGAAAGATATTCTGTAATTATTACTAATGGTCAAATAAAAGTTTTTGATATTGATGGTGTAGAAAAAACAGTTGTTAGTCAAACAAACGCATTAAATTATCTTAATAGTAATACATCAAGAGCAGACTTCTTTTGTTTAACTGTTGCAGATTTTACTTTTATTTTAAATAAAACAAAAACTACTGCTATGAAGGCAACTACTTCATCAGCAAAAGTAGAACAAGCAGTCTATACTGTTACGCAAGGAGTAGTTGGTACAAAATACTCTCTTACAATAGATGGAACTACATTTAATTTTACTTCAGCAGGTTCAGGAACAGTAACCACTGAAACAGTAAGAGATGGAGTAAAAACTGCTGTTGGAAGTCCATCAGGAATTACTTTAACAAATATTGGTAATTCAAGTTTTTCAATTACAAAAGCATCAGGAACATTAGCGGTAAGTGCATCTGATGGTTATGGTAATGAAGCATCACAAGTAGTTAAAGATAGAGTTGCAAGATTTTCAGATTTACCACTTCCTGCAATCAATAATATGATTGTAGAAGTTTATGGAGACCCAACAAATAAATTTGATAATTATTATGTTAAATTTATTGAAAGTGCCAATGGAGATGGTGTCTGGGAAGAAGTAGTTGCACCTAGTA